TTTATATACACGCGATGCAAGACGCAAATAGTACCAAACTCTGTCCAAGGCTCTTGAGTCGCTGTCAATACTCCCAAGGTGCTAATATGGATATACCAAATCCCTGTTGTATATGCAAAATCGACATAGATAGGGGCATCAAATGTCCACTTTTCAGACACCCCATCACCGTCCGTATAAAAGCACAGAGGATTTGATGCCGAAATAGTAGTTCCATTCTTGACTGTATTTATCGAATATCTTGGAAGCGTCCCCGTGCAGTCAATGGATACATCATTTTCCGTTAAATACTGAACCTGGCATACTCCATTAAACACGGTTTGTTTTAGGTCTAATTCATCGGTGGTTGGTAAATTATCTGAACACCATTCGCGAGTTGCAATTGTCTCAACTACCTCTGGCTCAAGAGAAGGGAAAATTAAAGTAGAATCGTTATTATCTGCAACATGGTGACGAATAACACCGTCTCCTGTGGTTGGGTCAACACATAAAGCCACTTGATGCACATCATTGTAAATGCCTACTGGATGAGATAATCCAAGAGCCGTTAGGTTTTCGTTTGTTGTGATTACTGCACTACCCAATCCAGCAGAGGCATCTACAAATGAACTACCATCTGATGCGTAAGCCTGTACACGACCTCCAATTCCACCTCCGTATTTGCCTGCATTCACTTGTATTTGTGCGATGCCACCAGTTGGATCTAAATCATTTATTAAGATATCCGACACATCAATACGAGTGCTTGTATTTGCACCACTAACCGTTAGCGCACCCGTCATGGTGTCGCCAGTCTTGCTTACATACTCGCCATCCACATATTCGCGGGTGGCGATTGTACCGCCTGCATCAGTTGGAAATAGAAGAACATTTCCAGTCGCGTCAATTTGAGTTGCGCTGATGTCGACCGTATTTAAACCCTCAACTATATTTAGTGCGTTAGAGCTTAATGTAGCCGTACCATTTCCTAAATCATATACCTCAATTCTCGCGTATGTTGCGTCCGGGTTGTGAGTTGCGAGTATGGATACTCTCGTATGGTCGTCAGCAGATCCTACCTTTAATCTGGCGGGTGCGTATTCTATTGAGGCCTGCAATACCTCTAAAGACGTATTTAATCCAATAGGATCTGAGATTACTAATGCGCCCGTCATGGTATCGCCCGACTTGTGTACTACATCGGCATCCACCGCGAAATGAGCAGGCAGGTTTCCACCAAGCAAAGGTGAATCTTCCACCGATAATGGATTGCCAGAAGTACCGTCACCGCTTAGGGTTGCGTCCGTGGTGACATAACTAAGACCACCACCGCTTCCAGAAGAGAACGCAACGCCTGGATAGGTCTTTACGATCCCACCAAGCGAGTTTTTGATTACCACATCATAACCGATGCTGCTGTCTAGCTTAATGTCAGCCACGCCATTTACATCAAGCGCATGCGGATTCGTTGTAGCCACCCCGCTTAGATTGTACACCGGAGCAAGGTTAGTTGTCCCGAAGTAATAAGCGGTGAATGTTCCATTTGAAACGGGGTTGTTCGCGGAATCCACGAACTGAGACGAAAGCCAAGGCATAAAAGATTTCATTGGTTACCTATATAAGTCAAAGTTAATGTATGCAGGAACGGGACTTGTTCCTGAAACATATCCGAATCCCGATACCGTAGCTAGATAAGCGCTTACTGTTGCCACGGCAATCCCTGATGCTGACGCAGGTTGTTGTACAGAAATAATATCATGATCCGCATTTAGGACATAGGAAGGAATTACAAATACCGGGGTAAGGTTCAAATTAACCGTTCCCACCGTTAAGCCGCTTCCGGGAAGCGAAAAGGTATATGCTCCAATCGCAAACCCCTTGGTAGCTTTTATAACCACATTTGCCGATGTTGTCTTATTGTCGGTAATCAGGATATTTTGCAATAAAGCAAACGAACCTGCACCAGCTACTGAGCAAATAAAAGCATCTGTTGATGTACCGTACACTCCAGTAAAGATATTACCTTGGATGATAACAGAGCTTGCAAGGCTTGACGCTGTGGTTGCGTAAAGATTCCAATTTGGCCTTACCACGTCTGTCCCAATAAAGATATTATTGGCGATCAAAGTATTACCAAAAACACCCGCCACATCTTCGTGGATAATTGGGTTTCTGATCTGACAATTGGTGATCTGGGTCTGTCCCTTTGTCCTTAAAGACCCCACAGTTATTCCATAGGTGAATACACAACCATCTGCTATTATATTACCGCTAAACTGGCATGCTCCCGAAATCGTGCTGTTAGTTATCTTGGTATTTCCAGTAGTGGTAATTGCACTGGCTGCCGTTACCGTTGAACCTGAAATATTGATTGTCGCCACTGCGGCCGATACCAAGGCATAAGTAGTCCCTGTGATCGAGCAGTCAACAAAGTTTGCCGTTCCCGTCAGAGTCCATTGGACTCCATTCGATACCACATTCTTAAACGTCAATGTACTATTGAAAGTCAATGAATCGGAATAGGTCTGGGCAATGTTGCGACCGTCAAGAGTTGCCGATGTTGACCGTTGCGCGGAATTTATCGCCGAGTTCAAAGCCTCATCCTTGTCCGTGTTCGCATAGAGGAACCATGCTAGATTAGTCATGCCATAATGCTCAACCCAGGACGGGCCATTGAATAGGCCAACATCACCCGCATTGATAGCCCCGCAAGTAAGAGAAGCGTCAAGGGTGATGAATCCCCCACCCGCAACAATAACCCAGCCTGTGTTCGTTGCTACGCCATTCGATACCGTGCAATTTGCATCGACATTCAGAACCGTTCCCGCTGTGTGCTGATATGTTCTATTGAACAATAAAGAAGCGTCAAGTCCTGCACGGAACCAAGATGTATTTACAGACTTGAGCAAACCAAGGTCAAGGCGACCAGCGACCACATAATAAAAGCACCCATCCGTATTCTCATTCACCAAGGAAGAAGGCTTGATCTCATAACCGGAACCGTCAAGCAACAGAGATCCAACAGGCCCGAATGAAAGGTGACAGTGCCTTGTTCCACCGCTGGTCACAAGGGAAGCGTCTACCAGTTCATTTACCCTAAGCACATAAAGAGAAGCCACATCAACAATGAACCGATTAAATCCTATTTCATTTTTCCCAAGCCATTCAAATTTAACCACGCCCTCGAAAGATCCGCTAAACCGTAGCCCTGCGGTTCCAGTTGATCCAAATCCCTGCAATTCAGACTCAAGGTCGATTTGATAACCCGACTGAATGTCGAGCTTGTAATTGCCTGCAACAGTATTAAGGAAAGTCACGCCCTTGTCAATGCGGATATGGATGCGTATAGGCTGTGTTACGGTTCCGCTGACAGAATAGATCCCCTTCGGGAAATAAAGGGTCACAGCGTGATTTGTGAGGGAATTAGCCCATGCCTCTGCATTGGTGATAGCGCCATTGCAATTTGCACCGCTAGGAATTGCCCCAAAGGTTCTAACATCAATCTCGCTGATAGGTTGGTACATCCATCTGCCCGATACGGACAATGAAGAGGAAACAATAGTACCAAGGTTCTCGGCACCCGCTTCCGATGCGCTCCAAATGAATACCCGCGCTGGGCAGTCACCCTTTGCAAAATATCCAAGAACCGTTACCGATTGATAGACATCGGAATCAATATTCTTTAGGTCTGCAATCGTGTCCACCGTGGCAGTAGTGGCAATCGAAACAGGGGATTCTAAACCGCTGATGTCGAATTGGTTGTCATCGGTCCAATCGGCTGGAAGCGTGGACATAATATCATCACCGATAAACCGCTTCACGAAAACCGTGTAGTCGCCAACTCCTAGAAAGATTTGGTTAACAGGTCGCCCCGATATGTCAAGAATTTGTGGATTCGTTAACGCAACGGTTCTGCCCTCATCGGAATAAACCGTTTTTGGAGTGGTTGTGCCCTGATCGCAAAATGTGACCTCGCCATAGGAAAGGGGATTTGCGTAGGAATCAAATAAGACTGGTTTCTGATCGGTAAATGATACAAACATTCAAGCCTCAAGGATTTGGATTATAGTCGGAGATTTTGCGCTTGCTTTCTTTCTTTTCTTTTGTGCCCTTGGATACGGACTTTCCATATCTGGCGACCTCTTGGACGGCCTGGGATGCCTTGGATGGATTGTACATTTCGGAAAGGGTTGCAAGTCCTGCCCGTGGCGACCAGGCTGTCATAGCAATAGGGGCAATAGGAGCAAGCACAGGTGATATTCCAATGCCACCCAATCCAGACCCTGCACCTGCAATAGTTAGCCCCATAAGGCTACGTCCCGTTGACTGCCTAGATGTAATCGCAGGAGTTCTTTGGTCAACAGGTAAAGAAAGATCAATCCCAAGATTCTTAGAGTAAGCGGAATTCCTGATCTTGCTTGTATAGTCCTTTCCAAAAACCTCGTCAAACTTCTTAAACACTTCCTGCTGTTGTCCTTTGTTACGATTAAAAAGGTTATCTATAACGCTTTCGCTTCGAAAGTCAGAGCCAAGAACCGATTTTAAGCCTTTCAAAGACTCAAGTTTGTCAGACCATGATTTCATAATTGACGCATACTCAGGCCCGCCAGCCTCGATTAAGTCACCGCGCAAAGTTGAAGATGCCTGCTTAAATGCTTTTTCAGCTAAAGCACCTGCGCCCTGTCCAATGGAAGGATCATTATAATCAATCGCATTATCCAACTGTGAACGCAATTTCCTGGCATCATTCGCGCCAATCTCAATTGGCATTTGTGCAAGCCTGTCACGCCATACTGCAAGCTTTTTATATGCTTGTTCTTCCGTTGGTGAAAGAACCATTTTAGATCCTTTCAAGTTATCCATTGCATCGGTGATCGTCTGGATAGTGGTATTAAGATTTACGGCCTTTCCTTGCAATGCTTCCTGCACTTGCGTTGCTTCTGGAATCAGGTCATCCCAATTCTTTATATCTTCCCTAATCATGGATGAAATTTCACCCGCTGGGGTTGCGTTTAGGATAGCTTCCCTTCCGGCTCCACCCCTTGCGTATTGTTCAGCTACATCGGTTCCAACACCGCCTAGCTCATTCATTAAGGCCTTGAGTCCAGTTGGGCCAACAGCCTTAAGCGTTCCGCCAACGGCCCCAATTCCACCAGATACACCACCGCCAGCCATCGCGCTGGAAGGATCGAATCCACCTTTTCCATATCCCTGCTGAACACCGCCTGCGACAGCATTAGTCGCAACATCGGCAACAGTTGGGATAACATATTTTGCAAGCTGACCCGCGCCTTTCTTTGCCAAAGCACCGAGAACCATTCCAGGAATTTTTGCACCTGAAATAGTCGCGCCTAGGTCAATAGCACCCGCGCCAATTTGCCCGCCGACTCCCATGCCTTGCTCTTCTGCTGTTGCAAGTGCAGGGGCAACTACACCAGAGAATTGGCTAAGAGCCTTTCCAGCCCCACCACCTCGTGGGTCATACCCTGCGTCTATCATTTCCTGTGTGGTTTCCCGTGGGTTTGCTTTGTAACGTGCTCCAAGGTCGGCAAGATATGCTGCTTCTTTGTGTAGCGTCCTTGATGGAATCTGGTTTCTTCTTTGCATTTCGGATTCTGTAACCACCTCTGCCCCTGCGCCTTTTGCAAAAGCAATAAAGTCGTCTAAATCCTCTTCATTGATTGGGTATCTATCCCATGTTCCATCGGGCTTGAGTGTATAATAGTTTTTCATAGTTAATCGCCCTTCTTTATTTTTCCGGATCCCGTGGATTCAAATACTTTCTTTCCTATCGCTGGGCTTTGCCCCGTAACAAAAGACTCTTTAATCTTGAGTTGCTTTGCAAGATCCTCGGCCTGATTCTTGACATTTTGCATTTTAAGTTTTGCCGCTGTCTGCCAGCTGCCAGCCAATGAGATCATTTCTCTAGCTTGATCCGCACTTAATGTTAATCCGGATTCAAGTTGTCCCGCTAAGTTGGTAAACTTTCCAAAAGCACCCTGAGCACCCGCAACAGCATCAAATTCAGATTCGCGAACTGTTGATGTAGGGTCTAAAGATTTCATCAGTCCAAAAACAGAAGCAATTGCCCTTGTTCCTTTGATTGGTGAATTTCCATCACCAAGCATAGAGATTAGCTTTGATGATTCATTGATTGCTGCTGCCAATGGAGCAACTAATTTCAAATATTCACTCTTGATATTCGAGACTTGAGACTCAAGAGTCTTTGGAACCCCTGCAAATAATCCATCAGCTTCTTTCTTGATCTGATCCGCACCAATTAGTGCTTCACCAGATTGCAAGGACTTGACATTGGTTTCCATCGGGGCTTGCTTTGCGCCCTCTTTGTCCATAGTTGTTTTATATCCAGATTGGGCAATTTCATTGGCAAGTGTTTCGCCTGCTCCCACATCTTTCTTTAGAAGAGACTGGATTAACTCTCTGGTTTCTGTTCCTGGGGTTGGCAAAACAATCTGATCTTTTGCATTTAAGCTATCATAGAATAATTTGTACTTTCCAGAAGCAATTGCGCTCTGAGCCTGTCTAAATAGATTTTCAGGAGTAGAAGCTTCAATTGCTTTTTCTTCCTTTGGCTTGAGTTGCTTTTGCTTCTCAAGTTCAATATCACTCAGTCCTTTTTGCTTTTGCTTCTCAAGATCCATGCCCGATGCTTTTTCCTCTTGTGCCATAGCAAAAGATCGTTTCGACCAATCATCTGACATTTGAGAATCAAAGGGAAGCAACAGGCGCGAAAGCTTTAAAGCCCTTTGGCTTCCCTGCATACCCGCAAAATCAGGATCCTGTGGATTATTGTACTTTGTGATGTACTCTTGAATCTTCGTGGTCTTTGCATCAGCCTCGCGCTTGAGTCCAGGCTCCGCAATCGCACCCATGACGGCATTGCCAAGACCCTTGAAAGAACCTGCCATCTTTGCACCCGCCATTTCGGACGCACTAGGCTCCTTGAATCGGTTAATATCGTAGCGTCCAACACCTTTAGTAAGATCCATCATATCAACCACCCAACGCGCTTAAAAAGCCTTCCGCAATAGCACCGAAGCCAGTATTGGTTCCTGCTTTCGATGCCCGCAATTCATTCAAACGGCCCTGACTTGCAAGGCGCGCTTCATCCGTAGCGTTCCGAATATCCTGTTGACCACCAAACAACTGACTGCGCGTATCAAATCCAGCTTGTTTCGATTGCATTCCGCGCTGGGCGTTCTGTGCGTTGTTCTGCAATGCTTGAAGCTCGCGCGAGAACTTGTCGGCATACTGCTGATAGGAGCTGGCCTTGTCCTGTTGGGCCACATTTTGCGCCCTTCCGTACTCTTTCGCGGTGATGTCAGCGGTCGAACCTGCAATAGCCCGGCCTGTTGCACCTGAGAACAAAGAGCCACGGTTCGCCGCGCTACCTTCGATTGCCTGATTAGCTTTTCCTAATATAGCGTCGATTTCAGGATTAAGAAATTCCTTTGTCTTTGCATTCATGTCATAGGAGAATTCTTCCTGTGGAGCCTGGACATCGTATTTCGATGGGTCATAAGCATCCAACGATGCAAAATAGTCTTCGGTGGACTGTGGCATATCGCCAATGGCTCCACCATATGCGTCTTGGTATTCGCCCAAGCGTTCCGCGCCAATGCCTAGAATCTGATCCATCATTTCCTTTTCGGATTTGATGCCAGACTTGAGACCGCGCATATTCGCCTTGCCACGAAGGTATCCGGCTCCTGCACCCGCAAGGCCCGAAACGCCCTTGTCTATACCCATTGCGCCTAATTGTTGATTGAATGTAAGTGCCATTTTATTTTCCTACCAGATTGAAAAAGGATTCTATGATGCTTGTATTGTTAATTGTAAAGGTTGCAGAAGATCCATTTACAAACACCACGGAACTGGCAAGGGTGACAGTATTCGTTATTCGTAATATAGAATCTTTGCAGGTAAAAGGCATGGTAATTGTTTTAGATCCGCTTCCAGTTATCTTCAATCTGCAATCCCAGAAGTACCCGTATTTGACCCAATAGCCATCTCCACCAATGCCCCCATCCCAGGCGCCTTGCCCGTATTGGCCTTGGAGCGCATTGATAACGCTTGTCCATGCCTGGGCCTGATCGCTTGGCTTGGTCAAAGCTAGGGTTATTTCGGTGATCCGAGTAGGTAGCTTTTGAATCCCAGCCATCAGGTACGCCCACATTTGTCTACGGTGAGCCTTGCCTGATATACGGAACAAGGGGTCTTGTCGGAATATTGGATCTTGATTACCAGGTTTCTCCCGATTCCGAGAGCATTGGCCTTTACCCTGCGCCTATATTCACCCTGCTTGCCAATTGAGATGATACGCCATGATCCATATGTGTAGCCGCCATCGCGGGAAATAGCAACCATCAGCTTTGGATCGCTTCCTTGGCCCTGCAGGTACTCAGTAGCCCCTACTTCCATGTCAATGACCAATTCCCTCAAGAGCCAGTTATCTAGCTCCTGATAGAGCACGGGGCTAATGCGAGTGCGGACTATTTGCCGTCCGTCATATTCCGTATATTTTGCGCCATCCAAGGAACATAGGTTAGAGTCCGTCAATGTCCCGAAGTAGGTTTTATCGTAGGCCCGAACCGCAAAGACTGGTCTCCATGCGCTATCGGATCCAGTTGTTAGGTCTCGGGTTGACCGCTCATGCCACATCTTCGTACCTGCCTCATAGCAGAAAGTACGGCCCGAGAGGGCGAAAGTCAGCACATAGAATACCTCACCAGTATCCTGGTAACAATATCCTACGGCTTGATCCTTGTCGGAAAATCCTGCAATGATAGCCTCAATTGGCTCAGTAGATACCCGTTCCACCGATTGCCCCTGACCCATAAATACGGCATTGTCGCCAACATCAGAAGAACCAAGGAAAAAGACACGATCTGCAATGGTAGCCACCGAATAAGGCGCGCGCGTTCCTATCTGGGTTGCGGATCCACCTACCCAAGCAAAAGGATCATCATTGATGCCAGTCCCACGCCATATCTCATAGGAGCGAGGCCCAAAGATCCAGATATTTCCGCTTAGGTTGGTCAATGCCGTGATGACATCCGCGCTTTGTTCCGCTGAATAGAACGCATCAGCTGCGAAAGTATTTCCCGCCAAATCAGAATAGAACCATTGGTTTGAATTGCTTGAGCTGACTAATATCCTCTGTCCTGAGAACGCAAGGGAAACTGGCTTGATTGGATCGCTAGTGCCGGGGACGAAAGGTAAGGGGATTGCGCTCAAAGTAGCCGTGGAGTCATCAGCCAAAAGCAGGCTCTTGAATATGCTTGTGGCATCGGCTATGAAAACATTGAATCCGTTGTCAGTCATTGATACTGGATTCGTGCTGGAATTGATCGTACCCAACAGCTTAGAAGTGCCATCGGAATTTACCCGAAAGGCTGTGTTTCCATTCACAGAATAAAGGCGAGGCGCAAAATCAGGAGCATAGCCAGAGCTTGAAAGGTAGTTTCCACGGCATCCAACTCCATTAGAAGGAGCTAATGTTGCCTGAATCGTAGAACCCGCAAGGGGAACCATTCTAGACGCTGTTTTTGAATCCTTATCCTCTGGGCCTTTTACATACCAGTTGATCGTCTGCTGGCTCGAATAAGCCTTGTCGCTTGAATCGTAGCTCTGCCCGATAAGGTCGATGATAATTGATTGTTCCATTACCAGGTAGCCCCCGTCAAAATGTTATTGCGGGTGATGTCATTCACCGAATAGAACAATGGAACCTGTCCGCGAGAGTTCATGGTTTCTACCCGCTTCTTGCATTCCTTATACATGACATCGCAATTAGTAATTACACCTTCTGGCATCATCTTCCGTTGTGCCAGTTTCCGAGCAAGGGCATACTTGATCAGCTCATTGTACTCAAGGGGAATAGAGACGATGTCGTTAATCGTGACCTGTGGAATGGCCTTAGTATAGCAGATAATCAAGGTTGAACCATTGATAGGCGCAATGTCGAACATTATCATGCCATCAGGATACTGTGGATTGTAACCAAAGAATGAAGGCCGTCCCTGTCCAACTGGACGCTTGAATGCGATCAATGATGTGACGGACATTTGAGCCACATCCAAGGGGATAGTCTGCGGGTTATACTGGTAGTATATGCGATTGATAAAAGACGGCCTATCAGTCGCAATCGTGGCAGTCGCGCCAATGGCATACGATACCGCGCTAGTTACATTGGTATGCTCAAATACGGTCTGCTGAAATGGAAACAATTGCTCAATATTCAATTGTGCTAATATTTCATTTACGGTAACAAGGCCCAAATTAGCGTCATTACCCTCTACTGCAGTGAGGTCATCCAACACGCCCGCGCATTGGTAGGATTCCTGAATAAGTGCGCGAATGTTAATCATTGACAACCTCAAAAAGAATTTGAATTGAAAAAGAAAAAGCCGACCAGAGGCGAAGGGAAAAGGAGTAACCCCGCGCCAATGGTCAGCCAGTTAGACTAAATCTTCACATCGTAACGAGCAGCAAAGCCAGTCTTTACGAGCTTGAATCCAGCCAAGCAATCCCAGCGGATGATGTCCGTACCAGCATTGATGTCTGCACCGGCTTGGCACATCAGGGAAATTCCCTTTGGTGTCATAGCCGACTTGGATACAGTATTGGAAAGGGGTTTCATTGGGCCTGTGGCGAACACGAAAGCCGACTTTGTCCATACGAACCCGCGAAGGTAGGTAGAAGATGCGGCATGGCTAAAGGTCGCGACAGCACCTGCAGTCAGGGTTGTAACGCTGATGTTCTTGAGAGGGCCAGCAGCGAAGTACAGAGGCTTGACCGTGACAGCGAGAAGATTGCTACCAGCGGTTGCCGTTGCCTGTGCAATGAACTGGTACAGGTTGGAGGTGGCGTTTCCGCGGATGTCAACAGCGTAGTATCCAGCAACGGTGAAAGCTTCGCCCTTGACCAGAGTGCCAGCCAAGGTTGCGGTACCTCCAACTACTTTCAGAGTGATGGTGGTCAGCCCTTCGGTTGCTACTGTGTCGTTCAACTGCAAAGCAGTTCCAGAACCCAAAGCATGAGTACCAGTATTCAAAGCAGAAATGTCAGCGGTCTCATAAAATTCCACATTGCGGAATTTGCCGATTCCACCGATCATCCAAGAATTGGACAAGCTGGTAGAAGGGTTGAAATAGGCAACAGCGGAATTCTGCACCTGATTGCTCAAGTCGCTGGACATCGCACCGAAGCGGGTGCCGTAACCGCGGGCCGTATTGAGCTGGGCAATGCACCCGCCAACATCCTTGAAGTCACCCGTACCCGAAGCAATCACCTTGATAGTGTCAGCTTTGAGCAGAATTTCATCACAGGCGATTTTCTGAATATCGGAGGCCATCGCGGCGCCATAAGGAATGGCGATCTGATCTTCAAAGGATTCCAGATTCAGGGCCTGGTCAACAGCGGAAAGCTCCACGGACTGGTTATATTGAGTCAGCACAACAGGAACTTCAGCGGTTGTGTAGTTACCTGGTGTGGTAGCGGCGCCCGTGGCGGTCGTTCCGCCCTGCTGTGGCATATTGTAGGAAACGGTAGTACCCGCACCGCCAACATACTTCTTGTTGAGCATAGTGGAACCGTTCATCAGAACGGGAAGATTGGATTCGTATTCCGCAACGAAGGGAACAACGATGTCGCTAGTGACGATAGAATTTGTAGTGGACATTTTGGACTCCCGAGGTCATCGACCTCTTGATTTGTTTTTTCGATACTGTTCAACTTTCTGTGCTTCAGTCAGTTCTCCAGTATTTGTCGAGGCGCCCACGCCTACCATTCCAATCGGATCTGGGGCGGTGGAGACCTTTTTCGTAGTATCTTTTTTGCCTGATTCACGGAGATAGGATTCCAATTGCATCAGCTTTGCACCACGAATAGATGACGGCATTGCGTTCAAGGTCTTAATCGCTTCCGGCCTCAATAGCAATTCCCTGAGAATCTTCGGCCCCAAATCGGAGTAGGAGATCACCTCATGGATGTCATCATGCAGATCAATAGATTCATCTTGCGTGAGATCCGCAAGCTCTTGGGCCTCAATAGGCGTAAGCGTTGTTTGTACCCTTTTAGCCCATGAGCTTTGGAACTCTCGTGAACGCTCGGCCTCTTCTGATTGCTTTGCTTGGCTTTCGCTTTGCTTCGCGCTCATCTTATCCAATCGTTCCTGAACCTTCTGATCTATCAAATATTCTTGGTACTCAGCTTCATTGATGAAATTATCCTTCGTCAACTTCGGCTCAACCTTCTTAGTCTCACTAGATTTTTCAAGGTTCGCAAGCCGTTCCTCTAGCTTTTTATTGCGAGAAGTCAGGATGTCGATACGCTTCAAAAATCCCTTGTGGGACTCTCCAGGCTGTTGTTCCGTGCTTGTCGATTTCACGGCCTCTGCTTTCGCTTCGGGTTTTACGACTGCATCCGTCCTCACCTCTTCTGCGGGTCTAGATTCAGAGCCTCCCAGCTCTTTATCCATTGCCTCAGTAGATGCGTAGATTGACGCATATTTACCAGATTTTTGGGAGTCGGTTGTCTGGTCTACACCGTTGTTCGTTTCGTCACTCATGGTGATCCTCATAGACGGGGTCAGCAGGTCTATTAGCCACTTTTAAAAGCTGTTCCGCATTCCTCCCACGGCATTGTAATCAGGTCGTACCCCTTCGATTACATTCACCTGTGGCTGGCTTGCCTTGATCTTCGCCATGTCTACGGCCCATTTAGCCATTGACTCTTGACGGGATGCTTCAATTTCTGCCTGTGCGCGCTGGTCGCTTCCGGCCTGTTTCATTTGTTCTATGTAAATCTTGGTCTCAGAGTCGATGCGCTTCATCAATAATTGAACCTGAGAATCTTCCTCAAGCGCAAATATCTTTGAGTCCTGTTGCTGGATGTAAAGGTTTGCCTGATCCAATTGCGCCTTTATACCTTCGATGGCCTGTTCCGCGCTCTGCAAAGCTTGCATGGCGACTGGATCTTCTCCACCCTTGGAGATACCTAGCTTCTGGTCGGCAAGGACTTGCAAGACCTCTGCAATGGCTTCCGAGTCTTGGAAGTCGCTATTCTTGGCAATGAAAGGAGCGAATGCAATAGCCGAATCAGCACCTAGCATAGATCCAAGGGCAATCATGGCATTCACGTTCTCTTTGCGCTGTGATGCGATCATTGGGCCAGCGTCCACATCAATGTCAATCTTTGATAGGGATAGTCCCAATTCGGAAAGGTTAACGGTCGAACGGTCTACCCCTTCCTTGGTTACAACGGTCATTTCGCGCTCAGTATCATAGGCAATAACCATAGCCTCAAAGATGCAACGCCCGATCTGCTTTATGCTTTCCTTGGCATTCAACATATACTGGTAGTTATTGGTTTCTACGCTCTTGGTGCGGGTCAGTACGGCCTCGGCGGTCTCATTGCTAGAGACGCCACCCGCAATCCCTTCCTTGGGGATTCCTAGGATGTCGGACGCTAGACCTTGGAAGCCAGCGAGGGCGGTCGCCTTGTCCGAAATATTGGTAGCAGGATCGAAATTAACCGGCTGCGGATTAAGGTTTCCATCGGCATCCCTCGAATCATAGGGAAGGTACGGAACGCTTACATTATTGGCCTGATTCCAGACCTCAAGGTAAGGCGCGATTGACTTCATGTCAACATATTTAGAAGCCTTGGGACTCTTGGCGATCTGCTCAATCGTAGCATTGGCAAGGTAGTTCACCATCTTGAAAGATGCTTTACCCCAATAGATGAATCCTACATACTCAAACCCGCTTGGAGTGTCAATGCGCTCACCATAGAACGGCACAACGGGAATAAATGACATCGGCAATTCAGTCGTTGAAATGAGCTTCTTGCCCACGATCTTATGGACTACCACCGATGTTTTGACCGTGGCCCTGCTCTTTAGCTTTGAGTTCTTGCGAACCTCGCCTTCTTTCTTTACTTCACCGTTTTCTAGGTAAATCTTGGAGTTTGTCCGCTTGCGCTCATAGTAAGTAACAATGGCAACAGAGTCCACCGGCTCCGTCCATACGGTCGAATCAAGGAAAGTCTCGCGGGAATTGTTTTCTACGCAATCCTCGCCATACTTTTCTTTTGCTGAATGTTTGGAAATGTATTCCACCACCGCGCACTTATTGCAGTCAGAGCCGTTGATCTTGATAGAGAACGGATCATAGATCACATTGCAAGGGTTTTCAATTGCCTGCACCTTGACTACTTGGTCAAAGCTAGAGTCATCGGCATAATCGGTCGTAACAAGGCAGTAACCAATGCCACCCTTTACTTGACGGTCAACAGCGACACCGTAGGCGCTCACAGCGTCCGAATCCTGCTCAATGCCACGGATGACACCTTGGGCGGTAATCGCCTCTTGGATGTACTTCTGTGACCTGGGAGTACAGACAATGCCGAAAGGAGAGGTTAGAAAACGGTTGATCTGGGAGTTGCAAAGGTTCCGCGAAATGGGAAACATCATTTCTGCACGGCCTTCACCGCGCATGGATTTGTCTTTAGCGTCCAACTGGTCGCCACCTGCAAAGTACAGGTCAGCACGCACGCGGGTCAGCATCGTCTTGTTCTTGACGCTGGCAGATTGGGCGAACTTCTGTACCTCTTCGATTACTTTCAGCTCATTTTCTTGGATTTCATCGGACATATTGCATATTACCAGATTAGAATATGCCAATAATATAACATTTTGCTAATGAATGAGCAAGTTTTTAGAAACTTCCAGCCGAAATGATCTGTTTCATGGCTATTTTCTGTTGCACGGCCTGCAAAATACGGCTTTCACGGGTAATCATGTCACCATCACAAGGCAAGGTTAGTACGAAAGCGTCCGAGGTGTCGGGGCTTCGGCCTATTCGCTTCTTGATGTCGTCCTTGGAATCCATCGCTTGACGGTTCTTGTTATCTGGATGCCATGTACTCGCCTCGATCTCCTCAATCAAAGCTGGGTCATTGTCGATTGTGCCACCTAGCCTGAAGTAATCGTCTGCCATCCCGTAAAGCTCTGTGCGCTTGTTTGAGAAACGGGTATCTTGGCTACCCTCGGCAAAGTTTATCGCCTTTACAGTGATCCCAAGGGCTTTTAAAGCATCAGGAACCCAGGCGCCATGACCTGTTGAGTCCACATTGATCCGATCAGGGCGATACTTGGATATGAGCTTCCGTAATTGCTCGACAAGGTTGTCTAGGTTCATGGAATCAAATTTGAGCGTATCTACGATCTTCTTTCCCCGCCTAACCATGATGACGGTTTTATCGCCACCATCCCGCGCAATGTCAACCCCGATCACCACCTTCCAGTTGTCGAAGGTCTCAATCCCTGAGTCGATGTTATACCGTTGGATCATCCTAACCGCGGATTCATTCAGGTACTCACCTAGCCACACATGGCGGTACATATCGGGCCTGTTGGCTTTCATGTGCTCTGCCTGGGCTATCTGGTCTGGCGTAGAATACGGATTCTCTAGGTAGGTGTTATGAGCCACCCATGACCGTGGTGGAGGTGGATTCTCGATAAACATCTGCGCTACCGTACATGATCTGGAATAGGTGTTCCCCGTGAACCATACCTCTGAATCCTGCTCACGAATGGTCGGAACAAGAATGTCGTAGCTGGTCTGGGATATGCTTTCGCATTCCTCAACCCATGCAACAGCGACATCGGGAATAGACTTCAAAGAAATGGGATTCCGCGCCATCCCTTGAAATATGAAACTTGATCCAGTTATCAGGTTTTCAATGTAGGTATCTGTGATCTTGAACCTAGATTCAAGCCCTTCCCGCGAGATTATAGACTCTATTTGGGCCTTGCTCGACTCTTTGATTGAGTTCTGAAATTCACGCAGGCATAGCACCTTTACATTGGCTGTATCCGCAAAGTAAACCAAAGCCTGGGATGCGCCAACGGAGCGACCAGAAGAGCGACCACCAAGAGATACCTTAAATCGGTAATCTTGGTAGAAGCCCTTGAACTGTGGGAGGATGTCCATCAGTTAAAGCATGATATAATTTGATTTGCAGACCAGATAAAGCACCCAGCGGAAATGACAAAGATCATCAGATAGATCATAGCTTGAATAGCAAAAACAGCAATAGCCTCGATATAGCTAACCATAATTACTCCTTTATCTTTGCGTCCTTGAATGACAGCACAATAGGGCTTTTAGCATTGTGTATATTACCCTCGATCTCAATAGATTGCTCTATCTTCTCGCTTAATCCATAGGCAACAGAGGCAAGCCACTTCTTAGCGTTTAGCATGGTTGCCGTTGCCGTTGGATCTTCTGAAATGTTCTTTACAGACATCATCATATGGGCTTTGCAGTTCTGCTTTATAAGCGGATAGACGGCACGCCATTCATGATATTCGTGCCATAGTCCAGACGGACTCATAACCGTTTCATGGACTCCGATCTTTTGTGCGATCTCAATAATAAAGCACCCTTTAGCGGACATCTCAAGCGCAATGGGTATATGCAGCCTAGCAACGAATGGAACCGAGTCAGCTTTCATAATTTTGTCCATTGCTTACAATAGGTTTACCACATAAACGCGATAAAATAAGATCATCAATCGACAATCTTTTAAGAATATTCGTCATATTTACCACCTCTTAGGCTTGGGTTATGCCTTATTAGGTGAATATATAACAATTTGGTGATATAGTCAATAGGGTCATTCCTTCACCTCCATTCCTTTCTTGCAATTCTCGCAATAATACGCCCGTACCATGTCGCCTTTCATCATGGCCTTGCAAACGAACGCCATGCTTTGCTGTAGGCAATGCTGGCAGATTAGGTTCTCGTTCATCCCATCCCCTTCAAAACGGATTCCATTGTCGCATAAAATGTTTTCATTTCGTCCACTCCTTGTGTGATTTGATTGCCTGTTCCTCTGTTTCCTTTTCGTCCCCTGTGATCGGGAATAAATCGTAAACCTCATGTCCGTCAATATCCATAAACTCCATGTGGGCCTCATCCCAACATCCGTGGATAAATCCGATGTCGAGGATTCCTACCCTTGTCTCTGTCTCTTTACCGCATGAGCAAATCATTCGGCCTCCGTAAGCCAAAGCCCATAGGCATCTAATTTAACATTGCCGTGACACCCTGCGTCACGGTTTTTGATGTCATCCGACAACCAAACATGGCTTCTATCAATCTCTTGTGGCTGTCCGTTCTGTGCTGGCAATAGGTCGCACCAAACGCAAAGAACCGTATCACTTGCGCTGATAAACTCCTTTGAACCTTGTAGCCAACCATCCTGGGGCTTCTTCCCATGTTCAGAATTGCTGTTGAACTGGGCAAGAGCCAATACGCGAACCTTGAGCCTCTTTGCTAGTGACTTAACGCTTCTGGCAATCTCTTGATCCACCCTCCATTGGTCTTTGGCTGTCTTTTCGCTATCTATGCGCCCTGCATAGTCAATAACTAAGATGTCAGCTTTAAATGCTGCCATTTCCGCTTTGGCGTGAGCCTCTATCTGTTCCAAGGTCATGCGCTCGCAATCGTAAGCCATGATACCTTCATTTAATTGGTGTGTTCCGTTCTTTATCTCCTTATAGTGCGCTCGGTTACATTCATCCCTAGGATCATCAAAGATGTTTGGATTATCTTTATACCATTTCGTCTTCCATAACCGATCACCAAAAGCGCCTGTTGTCATGTCTACCCCAAAGTACATTGTTTTGTACCCTGAGAAATAGCTCAGTTGCATGGCTACATTGGTTTTTCCAGTTCCGCTTTTACCGCAAAGGATTACCACATCACCCTCTGACCAATCGGAAAGCATATGGTTGACCGTTGGAAATATGCTTTTGTATTTTGAAACCCTATTCATGCGCTCCGTCATTCTCTGGCAAAGTCCGTTATGATCTAGCATCTTGGTAACAGCTCCGTCACCAACAATGTCTATGCAATCATCCCCATCATTCAAAAGCCGTTGTATTTGGCCTTTAAGCTCTTCTCGCTTCCTTGCTTTTGCCAATCTGTTTTGGATTGGGATTGTCCCGTTCTTGTGGCAATGGTCTACCCCAAGAAGTTTTTTCCCTCTTCCATAGTCAGACCATGTTTGCTGGTCGGCCTCTGAGCGTGGATTCCAGCCTGTAAAACCTTTAGCAAGGTCTTGGATCAACTTCCTAGGCTCTAAGCCCTGCACGGCCTCCGTAGACCGTTCTCCAGCACATACTGCGTATATCTCTGCTAAAGTCCAGTCAATCATTTAGGTAATCCATTGGTTTAAATTTTGAAATTGCCCATTTAGGGGAATCAATTGTAGTTTGCTTTTTGGCAAAGCTCCCAAATTTATTTGCATTTACAAGATCAAGTTTCCAGTTTTTAACCTTTTCTCCGTTTGCCTTTGTCCAGTCTGCCAGCTCCCTTGATTCATGCCAACTTTCAACATGGACAGAATCAAGCCTTTTTTCCATAGCAAAAGTTAAAGCCTCCACAACATCAGGAAACGCCTGTATTGTGTTCTTCTTTTCTTTCTTTTCCTTCTTATCATTCTTGTTTGTGTCTTTCTGTTGTCTTTCTGTTGTATCGTCTGTTGTATCGTCTTTGTCATTCGACTGGTATAGATTGTAGTTTATTATGCGAATTTTGCTTAAAATAGGTGATTTCTGTTGTTCTATCTGTTGTGCCGTTTTTTCGCTTAATTCGGAAATGAATCTGCGAACCTTGTTTCTACTCCATTTCCATCTTTGGGCCAAAGAATCCTCTGATCTGGCAACCTCTCCACGGGAAACAAAGACAAGGTTTCCGCGAACCCTGAAAGAGTTTTCAGAGTGGTTTGCAAGCAAAAGAAGATCAACCCATGCCTGTCCACGGGTAAAAGATTCTTGAGTCCATATATCATGGTCGAGCAACTGCCTATGTAGTTTTATCCAGCCATTAGACATTTCTCAATCCTTTTCCGTTGCTTAGTCACTTCCATAGAGCGACTTGCATAGGACTCGAAACCATTACTTTTGGCCATGTGTAGACGGATAAAATCAAGCAACGCGGAATGAAGCGAATCAGAAGCAACGACATCTAAAACGGTCATCGTAGCCCCATGATATTCAATGTTGATTGATATTTTGCAGTTTGACTTCTTAGCCTTTGCCACTTTTCACACTCCTAACAGGTTAAAAACAAGAAACCGCCCCTAGTGTGAACTGGCTCTTGGGGGCCATACTCTTGCGAGTCACTAGGGGTCGGTATCTAAATTTAGCTGAGGAATGGTCCAAGATTCGGTTCAGCGTTCATACAATATACATTATTCCATTGCGATTGTGTTTGTGTTTTTCATTTGCTCAAGCTCTTTATTCCCGTACACCTCCAGGTCACCTCGGAAAATGTCAATCTTTCGCTGGATTTGGTACATCATCCATTCGTAGGTTTTAATTGGCTTTGACCAGTATCCAAATCCATGAACCGAGCAACGGTAATACTCGCCATCAAAGGAAATGTCAATTTCAAATCCATTGTACCTTACGACATCTGTTGTCGCATGGAAATTATTTTCGCTAAAATCAAATTCGATCTGTTCTAGCATGAGAAATCCTCGAATGTCCAAACACCTTTGACCTTGGTAACCCCGATAAAGCGCACAGGGTACATTTCCGCAGCGACCTTGATCTTGACCCTTGCGTCATC